CATCTGATTTGAATGTTGGCAGCACTTTTATTGGTTTTATTTTGAAATTTACCCTGTTACCCTTTGCCTGATTGCATGCATAATGGCATGCTTGCAGGTTATTCCAATCATTTGCGCAGGCTTCAGGGCTTGCATATCCATATTGTTGCCACTTGCTAACAGGGATGATTTCATCAACCACAAATGAAAGTGGATGCTTTGCGTCTGATGGTTCATCATAGTTAATTGCACCGCCGCAAATGGCGCATGGTGCTCCGATAGCCTTCAGCCTTGCCCTGTGTTTCCTGCGCAGGTTTCCATTCTTATATCTAGGATTGCCCACCTGGTTTTGCCTCTTATATATAAAGCAAAAGGATGTTGCAGATCCGCAACATCCCCTTGCCTTGTAGGTGCTAATTATGAGAAGAAACAATGGTTTAATGTCTAAAACTAATTGCCCTTTTCACAATTTCAATATATCACACTTTTAACTGCCACTAACTGCCATTATTGATTAAGTGTTGCACATCTTCAATGCCTCTGTTATATTTCCTATATTCTGTGCGCTCACTCATTGCCAACCGTTCTTGTATTTCCTTGTGCTTCAGCAGATCAATATGCCTCATTAATAATATCTGCGCCTCTTCAATCCTGTTTAGTTTAGCAAGCACATTCATTATGGTTGCGCATTCCTCTTCAGCCACAATGCTTGCATCCTGAATATCTGAATCAACCATTGCAATTGATGCCGCAACATTCCCTGTTATATCCTGTTTGCCAAATGATTGCACATGATCAACAGAAGGATCTACAGTGATTTTTTCTGCCATGCTCTTCAGCATTTCCTTTTTTCTTTTCAGGTGATCAATCTGCTTCAGTGCTTTTTCATATCCCTGTAAGAAATAAACCGCATCCATAATTACCCCTTTATTTGTGCCGGCTGTTCAAATGCCACACATGCGTTTGCTTTGCCTGATTCCATTTTCTTTCATTAAAAACAGGCTTATACTTTTTCCTGTTCTCACTAACCTTGTGATGCCATGCTAATAATGCCTCTTCAAATGCATCATACTTTTCACAGGCGGCATGGCATCCAACATATCTATCTGTGCAATCCTTGCATGGTGATTGTGGTTTAGCCATCCTGTTGCCCCTGATGCCCTGCATCTAATAATGTGATCTTGCCAATATCAATCTTATCTTCAATGCTCATGCAATCTAAAGATAGTGATGCGGCAAGAAGATCCAATGCCCCATTGTATGATTCAGCTTTGAAATCTTTGTATTTCAATCTGCCATCTTCTTCTGCCTGCACATAACTTTCACCCTGTGCATAGGTGATCCTGTATTTTTTCATATCTCTTTTACCATCACAATCACTTGTGGATTATCATCATATACTTTTTCCATAGTAAGTGATACAACTTGCTTATCATCATCAAATGCCATGCCATTCAAGCCATCCAACACAACCTTTGCTATATTGTCAATATCCGGTTTAATGCCTGGCCTGCGCTCACCTTCTAGCATCATCCTCCTGGCACTCTTTGGCGTACTCTTTGGAATCTTATACAGCGCACGAATGCCAACCTGCACCGCCCCATGGAATGTGTGGCCAACCTCTTCAAACCACAGCCTCTTCACCTTCTTTTCATAAGCCTTTGTTTTTTCAGGTGTAACTGCATGGCCATTGTAAAACTTTGGCCGCTCTTTACCAAAAGGATTGCCATCAATGCTGATAATGCCAACCATTATAACCACCACCTCTTCATGCACACATTCATCTTTACAATGTTCAAATCATATACTTCAGCAATTTCATCTTCTGCCATTGCCTCACGGCTTACAGCCTCATCAATGTTTACATAAACATCAGCCAATTGCATAAAGGCGATATTGTTGCCTAATTCAATCAATGGTTTCCTGCCATCTTCTTCATATGCCGGCAGGATCTCTATGCTATCGCCATACCTTTTGCGCACAAGTCTTAATGCTGTTTCTTTCTGTTCATCTGTTAGGTGCTTTAAGCCACCAATAAAAATATACTTAATCATTCTGTTTGCCTGTTTCTGAAAACTCACGATCTATAACCCTTTTAACCAATTCATCTGTTAATGCGCTTGCAAAGCACTGCATGTATTCATCATCAAAAGCATATGGCGCATCATCCTTGTTAGGCCATTTGAAATCCTTGCACCTTGCTATTTTCTTTGCAAGCTCTTCAGGTGTTTCCACATTTGAAATGCTAACTATTACCATGCTACCGCCCCTTTATATCCTTGATGCCATGATCAAATAAAAAGGATTCTGCCACACCCTTTTCTGCTTTCACCCTGGCAAGCATTTCCATTGGCATGGGGTATTCAGGATGATGGAAATCTATATCATCAAGAGTGCGCCATATCTTTTCCGCCCACTTCTGATAGCCATTAGCCTGTTCAATTGCTTGTTCTTTCGTCATGCTATGCCTCTTCAGTTTCTCTTTCCAAACGATCAATTTCTGCAAATAATCAATTGCACTATCTAAATCCCCGGCTTCAAGCGCATTGTCCAAATTCCTAACTAATTTGCCAAACCATTTAACAGCCGCATCTGCATTATCTTTTTCCATGCTCTGCCTCTTTTCTTTCGCCAAAGCTACAATAACTATTTCCATTGCCACAAATAAAGCAGCACCTATCATCATTTGGATGTTTGCACCACCCATTGTTTATATTGTCCTCTTCATCATCATTTGGCTTTGCTTTCCAGGCTTTAATTCTTTGAAGTCTTTGTCTGTGATGTATTCAGTATAACCGCCGTATTGCCAATCTACTCTTTCACCTTTCTTTAATATTCTCATGCTCTTGCCCCTTTAACTTGCTTTTCTGAAATATTAACCTTGCAAACCCTTTCAAAGCCTTGCAATTACTTGTTAGGCCAACTTGCAACTACTTGCAACTACTTGCAACTACTTGCACCATTCAATAACATTTCTATCATCATACCATTTGCCATCTTTGGTATCTTTCCACCTGCAGATGTTCTTGATGTATTTGTTGGCATCCTTCAGATAAAAACCATCATGCCATCCTGCATCTGTTTTGAAGCTCACATTTCTTGTTGATGGTGGATGCTTTGCATTCTTTTCCATTTTGTTGCCTCCTATAAAATGATGATGCCGGGCAGAAAATCAAAAGGGATATGGGATTAATCGCAACCGTTCTGCAGTTATAAGGGATTAAGCCCGGCATCACATTTATATCAAACAATCACACGCTGCCTTTTATTACATGTAATTGCTGATACCTGTTAAAATGGTGTTTCTGCATTCACCTCTTCATAGCCTTCCGGCACACCGTTTGCCTGCGCCTCTTCAGATCCTTTATGCTTTGGCGCATCCACAAATTCAACCTTGCTTGCAATCACTTCTGTTGCATATACTGTTTCATTATTCTTTTCGTATTTGCTTGTTTGCAATGATCCTTCAATGCAAACCTTCCTGCCTTTATAAAGATACCGGCCACATATTTCTGCCTGCTTTCCAAACACCTTCACCATTGGAAAATCAGCCTTCTTTTCTTCGCCTGATGTTGGCCTGTCAATTGCTACACAAAATGATGTGATAGCCATGCCTGTGCTTGATTCACTTACTTTAGGATCTTTAGTAAGCCTGCCCAACAATAAAACCTTATTCATTCTTTGCCTCCTTATAATTCATTGCATCCTGCCTCTTCAGCTTCTTTTATAAGTGCTTTACCAATTTCTTCTTTCATGCTCGCCGGCAATATTATCCTGCCGGTTTTACGCTCATTGGCATCACACATAGTGATGTAATTCATCAATGTTTTATCTATGCGCTCTCTTTCAATTGCCAATAGTTCTTCATAGCCTCTTTCCAGGCATCTTATCCTTCCGGTTAAATAGATCCATACAATAACAACTAATGCCGCCAACGCCCACATCATCAATGCAGTAACAAATAACAATGTTTCCTTATTCATTCTTTGCCCTCACTAAATCATCTGCATCTGCTTATAGTTTTCCTTTTTGTTATTCTTATTAAGTGCCAACAGTGTTTCAAAATCATATTGGCTTACATGTTCTTCAAGCAATGCCCTGGCTTTCCTGTATATAGATGTATCGCATTCAAATCCATATGCCTTGCGCCCTAATTCATCTGCTGCAATCAATGTGCTGCCACTGCCGGCGCATGGATCTATAACAACATCACCAACATCAGTAAACAGTTTTATTATTTCTTTAAGCAATGGCACAGGCTTTTGTGTTGGATGTATCTTTGGTGTTTCTGTATCTCTAGGATATTTGAAATAATCAAACACCATCCGGCCACCATTGTTAAACTTCGGCAGCTTATCCCTGTAAAAAATCAAGCCATATTCTGTTGCGCCAACAATCCGCATATTTGCTTTCAGCACCTGGGCTGAATAGTCTTTTATGAATGTTATTGGAATATATCCATTAAACCCATGCCGCTTTGCTAGATCCACTAGATAATGCTGTTGATCCCAGGCACAGAATACGAGCATGCAAGGGGCTTTGTTTCTTTCCTTTGGTTCTTTTTTCAGCATTGTTGAACAGAAATGCATATACTCTGCAACCCTGAATTGCCCATCTGTATTGAAGAAACTGCTTTTTGCCTTATCGCTTTCACCGTTCTTGTTATCCCCCCCCACATACCATGTTGGATTACTGCCATAAGCATCAGCACCAATATTATAGGGAATATCTGCAATTACAAGCTGTGCTTTTGGTATTCCATATGGCTTAAAATTCTGAAAGTTATCATGATATAAATGTGATGCCAATTCTTTACTCATTTCCCTAATGCCTCCTGCCACATCTGATGCGCCTGGCTTATCATCCTTATGCCTCTTTTATTTGTATTTATATCTTCATTTTTATTTTCATTTTCATTTTCATTTTCAGTATGCTTTTCTGTGCTTTTGTCTGTGCTAACCATATGGTTTTGCATATGGTTCCGCACATCCTTTTTAGGTCTGCCACCCTTCAAACCGTTCTGCCTTCTGCTTTCAGCGTATTTTTCACGCTTTTCAATTTCATCTTTTAACCGTTTATTGTAATAATTGCCCTTGCTATCCTTTTGGAATTTATCCAAAACTTCTTCAGATAATCCCTGCATCAATTCAGGCTTAATATGCCCCTTCTGATGCTGCCGGCAAAGCAATCTGATATACTTGCCCACCTCTTCATCTGTCATATCCATAGTGCCAATCAGGAAATCAGCAGGGTAAAACAGGAAAGCAGGATCTTTGCCCTTACTCATAATGCGCCCCTTCTTTAATATGAAACTTGATCCAACAGTGCCGCCAATACTTTGCTTGTTGCAAGCAGATATTTTGCATCTGTGCTTAATGGATCATCAGAAACATCATCAGCATCAACAATATCTATAAAAGACCCATCAAACAAAACAAGTGCCGGCTTCAGCCCACTTATCACATCCAACAGCACCATTGGTGAATGATGAATTACATCATTATCTATATTTCTAACAACCCTGAAGGCGCAGTAATGTTTCAACTGCGCCACAGCATTCAGCATTTCTGTGCCTGTCATTTTTTCGCCGCCTCCTTTTTTCGTTTGATCTGATAGTGGATGATGTAACCATATCTTGCTTTTTCCTGCGCCTGCACCTCTTCAATGCTCTTATAGAATGGGCAGATGCCCTTGCACCTTCTTGCAAGCACATTGCAGAAACCATTGTTGTTACCAAAGCAATCAGCCATGGTGCATTTAATAAGCTTATCCGACATGCTCGCCTGCTCTTTCCTTATCAAAACTGTATCTTGCAATTCTTGTGCTCTCACCCCACCTGTTCTTCACTGTGATCATATCTGTTTTTATGGGGCAGCCATCCTTTTTCAGTTCTGTAATCCTGGCAGGCAGATTGATGCAACCCAATTCAGTAATAGATTCCATTCTTGTAATACTGCCAAAATCTGTGATATACTGCATTATTCTAGTTTTCTGTGTTTCCTTATTCATTCTTTTGCCTCCTTATCTCATACATGCCGGCGCAAAATACAACATCCAAAATATAGATCCGATCATCAGCCCAATCATCAGGCTTGCCAACAGGTTTATTGCAGCATCTGTTGCAATCTTTTCCAATTTATTTTTCTTTTTATTTTTCATTCCAATCCTCCAATGGTTTCAATTCATGCTGTGCCAATTTTGTATAAAACAAATCACATGCTTCACGATCCACAAATGTTACCCCTCTTTCACTGAAAGCGCATGTTGTGCGCTTATATCTGCCATCCTTTGGCTTATCCATATAGGGGCAGTTTCTGCACATATAGTGGATGCCATTCATTGCAAATTCATCCTTGATTGATAAGGTTTCCTTACCTGGCATTGTTGTGTAGTATTCAACAATGCTTTGATAGCCTTTTTTATCAGGCAAATCAATCACTGTTGTTTCAACACCGCCCAGGGAATCAATGAATCTGTTAAATGCATCTTCATAGCCTTCAGGTGTATCTGAATAAATCACCTTTCGTTTTCTAACCTTTACATCTTCCATAAAAATAAGCACCTCCTTGTTGCAGGTGCTCATTATACAACTATCCCTTTTGTTAAGATTTAAGGAATAGTTATAGACATAATCCCCTGATTGCAGGGGCAAGCACCTGTAAGAATTAAACCGGCAATTAATTATCACCTATATTTTTTATACTACTTTCATGTTATACTTACAAGTGCATAATGCTTAATATTTCTTAATAATAAAAAGGTGGTGCTCATATGTTCTTCAACTTATTTTCAAAATCAGATGCTAAAGCTGATGCCCCTGCTTCAGATCCATTGTTTTCAAAAGATGTTGTTTTATACGGCACAGAATACCCATCAGCGGCAAAGAAAAATGTTTACAGGCAAACTATCATAAGCAAAACAAAAGAAGGCTCTATGGCGCAATTTTGCCCTTGCAAGATTGGCAATAAGCCTAATTATCTTGTGCTGAATCAGAAGAAATTAGATTTAGGTGTTTTGGCGCAGCCATTTGCCACTTACCTGCTTAAAACATATAAAGATTTAGTAATATATGGCCAATTCATCAAACTGGATGGAATCATTGCAAAAGTGCATGCTGATTTCTATGGCACATATAATTCTGATTATGATTTCTTTGCTGAAGATCCTGAAGGATATGATAAGGAATACAAATATAATATAGATAATCCTGATGGCAAGTTTTTTAATCTGCCGGCATACAAGGAATTGAATGCATCAATCAAACAAACTGATGATGGTTTTGCTGTTTCATATGGCAGAATAAAAATTGGATCTATTACAGATAAGCGCACAAAAGGATTGCACAACATGCTTGCAAGCAAAGATTGCACAATAACTATAATCGACCACCCCGCTGATTATAATAGTTTTGTGCAAATGATTTTAAGATATAAAAATAAGCCCAGGGATTAATGAAACCCCTGGGCTGAAAGAAAAGGAAAATGTGATAAGAAGAAACTGCTAAAGCCTTTTCAGGTAAGTGCCTTTATTGCCTTTGATGCACACCCAGCCTTTTCTGCACTTCACCCAATTGCCGTATCTTAAAGTGGTGTTGATCACAGATCCTTCAGGCAGCGCACCTATGATTTTGGTGTTGGTGTTATGCCCCTGCCTGATGTTGCTACCTTTTTTAGTAATAACTTTATATTTTGCTTTATCGTTTACTATCTTACTGCCTTTTGTTGTGTTTGTGTTCGCTTTCGTGCTCTTCTTTGTGCTCGCATCTTTCCCTGTGCTCGCTTTTGTGCTCGCCTTTTTGGCGGCATATTTTGGCCTGAAGATTGCAAGAATGTATTGCAGATTTCTTGCCCTTTTCTTCACTGTTGAAACTGTTGGATCTGTTGCGCCTGTGTTGCCTTCAAGTGTATATGCAACACTGCTTGTGCCTGCTCTTTCAATGAATCCAATATGATCAATTGATAAGGCACTGTTGCCGCCATTAAAGCCTTTGCCACTCCATGTGAAAAACACAATATCACCCGGCCTGGCATCCGACATTTTCACATGTTTCAGATTCGCTTTGCACCAATAGAAGGCAACCCTGCAATTACATACTTTGCCGCCTGAATAAAAGAGCTTTGATGCCTTTGCTTTCTTGAATATATACCACACAAAAATGCAGCACCAATAAGTTACATAACTAAGGCCGTATGCCTTGCAAAATGTGTACCCTTTATAGCCTAAATATCTTTTAGCAAGGGCAATAATATCTTTACCTGTCATTGCTTGTTTCCTCCGGCTCACCAATGCCCTGCGGCACACCCTTCAGCGCATTCATTTCATGCCCAATCTTTGTGCCTGTTGCCATGCCAACTGTAATGTTTTGGTTTTTCCACCAAATCCAAACCGTATCAAGCCCTGCCGCAATATAACTGATTGTGATAGTAATGGCATCCTGATCAACAGGCAATGGGTTCTTGCCTGCTGCTGTTAGGATCGCATTCATCAGCAACAGGAATGCAACAATCAGATTTACAATTGCTTTTACTCTTTCGCTAAACATTCATTTACCTCCATAAAAAATAAGGGCTGATGCCCTTAATGGTTATATGTAAAAATGCCCACCGGCCAAGAAGGCTGCCAAAGTGAATAGGCTTTAGGAAACCGGCAGGCATTTCTACCTATTTTTTCAGGCTTTCAAAATCATTTCTTAAATCATCAATGCGCTTAAAAGATGTGCCAACATCAGATTCAAGTTTATATGTTCTTTCAATCACTTTGTTGTGCTTTTCAACTTTTTTATCAAGCTCATCAATCTTGATGTTCAATGCCTTTTCAAGGCTTTCAAGTTTCACCTTGATCACCTGATTATTATTAACAATGCTAACAATCGCAACAAGCAATGCCGGCACTATGCCTATTAATGCTGTAATTATGTTTTCGCTCATGATCGCCCTCCCTATGCACTAGTGCCTTTGATATATAATAATTTGAATGTAATTGAATTATTGGCTGCCACTGCTGTTGCGCTAGTATTTGCCATGTTCGCTGAAATCTGATGCGCACCGCTTACATAATGTGTAGTAGATTGCAATCTATAATTTGTAGTGGAATAGCCAACTATGCCAACCAATGCCATGCCACTAGGCCTTGTGCCTGGAGGCACTGTATATGTTGCTAAAGCCTGATAACCATGCGCAGCCATCTGCGCAGAATTTGTTACCTGAAGATCAATGATCTTAAATAGCCCTGTGCCTGTAATAAAACCACTATCATTGGTTAGATCGCTTGTTTTCCTGGGTATTGCAGGCAAGCCAATTAAATCATCATATGCGCCTGATGTTGCCACTGCTGAAAGTAATCTAGATTCAACAAAACCACTATCATTGGTTAGATCGCTTGTTTTTGTCGGTATTGTTGGCTGATTGATCAAATCATCATAATCACCTGATGTTGCCACCGCTGCAAGTGATGATGCATCTGCCTTTGCACTTAATACATTACCACTGCCATCTTCAATTTCACCGCCTGCAAGGAAATCACCTGCAGGGCTCATATTGCCATTGCAGTTAATATCACCATCAGCTTCAATGTTAGCATCACTCCAAATGTTTCCTGTCGCTGTGATCATGCCGTCATTATCAAGCCTGCACTTTTCAGTGAATTGGCCATTAAGCCAATACCCAACAACAACCCCATCACCATCTACAGTGGATAATTCAACACTGCCGCCTTCAGGATAACGCTGCAGATCATCACGAGTGCCGTTTAATTCTAGAATAGTATTATCATCACTATCTTGCGACACTGAAAAAGCAGTAACAATTGCACCGCTGCCTCTTTCTCTTTTTATGCTTATTTCATCATCACTAATCAGTGATGTTTGTGTATAGTCTAAATATTCACCTGATGTAACATATTTTACAGCCTTCAAAAAGGTGCTGTCTTTCATGATCCGGCAATAGGTTTCATATTGATTGCTAAAATTCAAGCCCTGCAATTCAATCCCTGCATTTCCAAAAGATGCAACAACACCTGAATTGCCAATGATGTAAGTGCCGGCATTTGGATATGTATGCCCTGCCCCACCTGTTGCAATCAAAACCTTGAAGCCTGTGCCTGATGTGCCATTTGGCAAGATCCATAAGCCTTCACTTGTTAAAGCAAGATGGGCATTGATAAAATCTGCCATAGCCTCATTAACACCACTTATTTCATAATATGTTGAAAGTGATGATGCTGAAGGATTTGCCACAGGTTCATATTTCTGTGTGGTAGAATTATAAGCCCAATACACTTTGCCTGGTTCAATTTCTGTGTCTGATGTAAGTGTGAATGTTGCGTTTTCCTGCGCCCAATCCAAAACACCTAGAACATCCTGCACTGTTGATAAACCATCAAGCGCACCTGTTGCGCTATTTTGCGCTGATTCAGCCGCAGTGCTCGCCGCCTGCGCTGCTGTTTGCGCATCACCTGCCGCTGTTTGCGCAGCACTTGCAGCACCCCTGGCAATGTTTGCATTCTGTTCTGCTCTTGATGCCGCAGATCCTGCCGCAACTGCTTTGCCATCAGCAATGGCAGCAGCACTTGCCGCCGCCGCCGCTGCATCTGCAGCATCATCTGCTTTTTCTTCAGCCTGTGCCGCCGCAGTGCTCGCCGCATCAGCAGTGGTTTCTGCCCTGCTCGCAGCAATAGATGCATTTTGCGCACTGTTCAATGCACTAGATGCCTGCGCCTGTGCCATATCAGCGGCATTTTTCGCCCTTAATGCTTCAGCATCACCTGTTGGTGGTGTTGTGGCATTGCCTATTATATAGGCTTTGCCATTTTCAACCCTTACCTGAACTTCATCACCAACACTTGCATTGATGGTAAGCTGTGCAGGTGTTTCATCCACACCGCCTGGAATGTGAACATAGGCAATGCCATTATCTTTATCTACATTTCTAACTTCTGCAGGTGTATCATATCCTTTTGTAGATCCTGAATTGGCATCCTTCATTGTAGATACCAAATCATCAATTAACCTTTCCTGCTTTGCGCTCATAAGCTCATTACCTCTTCAGAAACCTTTGCGCCATACCCTAGATCAATACTTTGTGATTTTACTTTATAAACACCATTCAGCCCCTGCGCCGGGTAATTCAATTGCACATTATCTGTTGGCGCAATGCCTGGAATATATCGCCTATTATATGACGCTTCAACAGAAATCTGTTGCGCCTCTTTCAAGCATCTTTGCGCATACTGCTCAATGCTTTCATTATCAGCAAGTGAAACAGAAGAATCTTGCCGCCAAATCTCCCTGTTTCTGTTCACTGTTGAAAGTGGGCTATTTTCATCATCATCCCTTGCAATGGCTGTTAGATCACCATCTATAGCCATATAAACATTAGGACATTCAAACCAATCACGCTTTATTTTTATTTCTGTTTCAATCACATCATAATCAACAGGATCAAATGTGCCGCTTATATCATCATCAGATGCCTGTGGCACAATGTTAATAGTGCCTGCGCCATCAATCAGCAATCTGTAATTGATCGCCTGCAGGATTTTCCACACCATTGATAGATTGGTTTCATCATCTTCAGCAATAATGCTTGATGCCATATTAGGTGATAATTCTGCATCATATTCTTTTGGTGCAGGGCATACAGATAGCAATTGAGCAATCATAAATACCGCATTAACACCTGCCGGCGCATACCAACCCCTTGGCAAATAAACATCTTCTGCAGGTTTCAAAACTGAATAACATGTTACTGTGCTTTTCACATTGGCAGCACTTGCATCCTTATCAGGTGAAACTGCAAGGCCTGTGAAAAGCGCAGAATGTTCTGTGCCGGCATTTTCCTGTGATGCATCCATATAGATTCTAATGTATTCTTCACTATCTTCATATGGATAATCAATAGTGGAAATATCGCATGATTCCAACAGGCCTTCATTTTCTTTTTTTATGCTGCCTCCTGTGATCTCTATACGCTCACGATCTAACCAGGTAACAGGATCAACACGGCAGGCATAATTTGATGCTGTATAGCCCTTTTGCCATTCCATTACTCTTCATCCTCCTGCTGTGTTTCCTGCCATTCAGCATAAGTTAAACCATCATAGCCTTCAGGATCAACTGCAGTTATTGATAGATTGTATTCTGCAGTTTTGTGCGCCTTATCATTGGTGTAATCTTCACTCACATCAACATTTGCCGCAATGCTGCTGCCATCTTTGGTTCTTACATGGCAAATGCCGGCATATGCGCCTAGCCTGCGCATTGCTTCAATGGTGCTTTCATCATTGGAAACAATGGCTGTTCCTTTTACCGATCCTGATCTACTTACTGCCTTATTCCAATCACCGACAACAGATCCACCCAAATATTTGGTTTCTTCAAAATCTTTTGCCCAGGAATTGCTAACATCAATGTTAAGCTGAAGCATCACCTGCCCTGTTGCCCACTCTATGATGTTATAATCTGTTTCTAATAAATCGCCTTCATCTTCATGTGTATCAAACATGGTAATGGATTCTGCGCCATCCACTTCACCAATATAATCACCATCTTTTGATTTGAACACAAACCTGTGGCCGCCAAATTCACCCAATGCAGGATAAGGATCAACATATTCTGTGCCAAACACCGCATCAGGATATACCAAAACAGGTTTATCTGCTGATAGCCTGTAAATATCGCACCGATCATCAGGATCTAATTGCCAATCATCTGTGTTTTCAGGCGCAATTGGTGTAAGCCTTGCAATGTTGTTTTCATTATCTATGATCACAGATGCAGAAGGCATGGCTGCCTGATGCTGCCAATGCACTTCAAAACAATCAGGCTCACTGTCCAAATCATCACTGCTTGAATCATCTGCAAGTGTAAATGATTCTGCCTGTGCGCTTTGCCCTAAACCATCCTGCACTGTGGCTACAACCCTATATTCTGCGCCATCATCTAGGCGGCCATATAATTCAGGATCATTGGCATTTATTGTTATTGGATCTTCACCTGTTTGTGTGTGCAAGTACACTGTTTCATTTTCAAAGCCTATAAAATCATTTTCATCAGGCCTTACTATTGGATATTCCTGTGCTCTTAAAATGGCAAGGGATGTTGTGCCGCCCTCGCCTGCGCCTGTTACCTGCACTGTCAATGGCAAAGATTTCAATGATGCTGTGGTTCTTGTAACTCCATCCACTGTGATTGATTCAGCAACTAAATCTGATTCTGTGATTTCACAGGTTAAAGGCTCTGCAACATTGATGCTAACCGGCACACTCCAATCACCGCATTCCTTGCCTGATGCTGAAACAACTTTAACTGCAAGCCTGTGATTTTCACCTGCCTGCCACCCTAGATCATCCGCAACATCAAATGTAAAATGCTGCTCTGTGTTCAGCTCTACAAGATTTTCATAATCATATGGTGCTTCAGTGCCTGTTACTTCAGCGAGCACCGCCCCTGCCTGTGGTGTTCCATCTGTAGTGGAATAAACCCATGATGCAGTAAACTTGCCTGTTTCAGTTACAACACCTTCAGACAATACCAACACAGGCACAGCAGGCGCACTTGCCAAATCTACTTCTGCCATATTACTCCATGGTGTCGCTGTCTTATTATCGCCATTGCCAAAGATTGATCTAACCCTGACATACCAAACAATGCCTGTTTCAAGCCCTGAAATATTCCACTGTGAAGCATGGATGCCTGGCACAGTATAATTAGATGGTTCATCAGTGGATTCCCATGCATCAGGGTGATCACTCCATGATATTTCTGTGCTGTTGGCATCAGTATAGCCGCCATCCCATTCAACATGAATTGTGCCGGGAATTGATGTCGGCAATGCGCTGATGATCTTTGGTGCTTGTACGATCTCACCGCCCCTAGCCTGTTCATCAGATTGCATCAGGATTTCAACAGCAAATTTTGTAATATCATCTTCGCCTGTGGTTTCCTCATAACTGCCAACACAGGCAATAGCCTTGAATACAATTTTATCTTTGCCGCCAACACTTGCAAAATCAGGCAGCACCATCACATTGCTTTGTGTTTCGCCATTTTCAATGATGCCGGCATAATAAGTATTATTATTTGGCAATATCACCTGGATTGCAATAAAACTATCTTCAATTTCAGATGTATTTGTTGCTGTTGCCTGTGCGCTGTTGGTGCTATCATCAAATGTGATTGATAGCCCTGTTGGTGTTGAAATATTGCCAACTTTAGCAAGTTTAGGAATGCCATCACGGCTGTTGCCGCCATAGGTTGTAACAACCCTTAAATACAAGCACTGGTTATCTGCCAACCCTGTTGGCACAATAATATATGCAGCATCACCATTTTTGGATGCTCCTTTGAATGTGCCATTTTCTGCATCCTGCCATTGGTCTGTTACTGGGCATTCTAGATCCGCATCAGGCTGAATAAGAAGATACTGCACTTTTTGGCTTGCTATAGGATGTGATTCATTTTTTTTAGTCTGCCATTTCAGGCTAACAAAATAGCCGCCTGTTTTACGCTCTGTAACCTTGATGCTGTCCTGATCAATCACTGCCTGATAAGGCATGGCATACACATATTTTTTATAAATCCATTTGCCATTCTTTGGTGAATACCCTTTTACACCTCTTGCCCTGATTCTTACCCATCTTGTATAAGATCCATTGGCTATAACTGATGTGCTTTCTTCTCTTCTAATAGTTCCTTCAGCATCAGTGCTTGTGCCTGTTGCCCATCCTAATGTGCTAGATTTCCATTTCAGCTTTGCGCCATTATTTGTGTTGCAATCTTTAACCAATATTGATTCCCATACAATAGAATCAAACCATCTTTTGGCACTATTGTTAGTTTTAACTTTATAATCAAAATTGCACACTTCAGCATATGTGCTACTTTTATTCACTTTCAATGTTGGCGCATTTGGCACTTTCAGGCTATATGTGGCTGTGCTCCAATCAGACACAACAGGCTTATGTGTTTTCGCACTCTTGCCTGATCCTGTTGTATAGGTTTTTCTGTTGCCTCTCACTCTGATTTCAACCTTATTAAGTTTAGGCTTGCTATCAGGTGGAAACCAATTTGAAGATGAAACATCAGGAATGCTTTTTTTGGTGGTTTTTGCGCCAATACTCACACTATGCCATGCATTGCCATTAAACCTATACTGCATGGCCTGCCCATCAGCATAATCCTTATCTGCAATTTTCCATGATAAGGTGAAACTATTGCCCTTTCTTGTGATCTTTAAGCCTGTTGGCTTTTTCGTTTTTTCGCTAGCCATTGACAACCCTCATTTTTCTTTGAATCGCCGCAACAGCGTTTTCTGCCCATTCTTCAGGGCTATCTGCGCCGTTCACTGTGGTGTATAAATTGATTGTAGTGCCGCCGCCAACTGCCGCCTGAATATCCTTCATCAGGCTTTGCCTGCCATATAGCACTTCATCATTTCTTTCGCCTGCGCCAAACAGTGTTGCACCTTTGAACATATAAGGCTGATTTTCTGCCTTTTTATACCACTCTATATTAACTGATGGGGCTTTGCCCATGCCGCCAATGCCCCATGGTACTTTACCGCCCGAAATCTTGAAATGCGGCAGCTTGATACCGCTGAAAATCTTTCCAAGTTTAAGTGGAAAAATGCCCTTGATCTTGTCTATGATGCCGCCAATAAATTCTTTGGCCTTCTTAAATGGTGATGTAATCGCATCAAACACCTTGCCAAAGGATCTTTTAACACCGCCAACAATATCTTTAACCCTGTTAAATGCGCCTTTGATGCCGTTTATTACACCTTTCACAACAGATACCACTGCCCTAAATGGCGCAGTGATGGCACTAACAATGGCATGCCATGCCTTGCCGGCATTTGCCTTTATGAAATTCCATGCTGTGGATAAGATTTTGGCAAGCCCTGTGGCAACACCTTGAATGATCGCCGCCGCTGCCTGTATCAGCCTGGAAATGGTTTTGATGATAGCACCTGCAACAGTAAGCGCAATCTTGAATTTGGATGCAAACACCTTTGCTAAAAACACAATAACAGGTGTAACAAGTTTTATCACAGGTGCTAAAGCATTGCCAATTGCTGTTGCTACTGCCATGATCTCTTTGATAACAAGTTTAATAAATGGCACTATTGCCTGGAATGCCGGCATCAGTGCCGCTGCAACCTGTTTCACAAGCCCATTAACTGCATTTCTAAATGATTCTGATTTGGCATATGCAAGCCCCAACACCGCCACAACACCTGCTATAGGTGCTGCAACTGCGCCAACTGCGGCAGGCAATGCGCCAAATGCGCCTAATGCGCCGCCAATAGTAGAAACTATAGTGCCAAGCATAGCGAGCACCGGCCCACCAACAGCCAACAGCCCTGTTAAACCAACAATTATTTTTGCAATAACAGGATTGGATTGCATAAACCCTATAAACGCTTCAACCTTTGGCAAGATGTTTGCGCTTATGTAATTGGCAACATCAGCAAGCACAGGTGCTAAAGTACCACCAATTTTTTCAACAAGATCGCCAAATGCATTTTTCATTTGCTGAATCTTGCCTTCAGGTGTATTAAGCATGGCCTTATTCATGTTGCCAACATTGTTGGTAATAACCTGGCTTAACATGGCGGCCTTTTCCTGCTCTGTGCCGTATTTCAAAACCTTTTCTTCAGCATCAGTGAAAGACACACCAACACGCTTCAGCGCACCTGTCTGCCCCTGCATCACCTTGCCCATCAGGTTAGCAATCTGTGTTGCATCCTGCTCTGTGCCGTTTAATCCCTTCTGCTGTACCAACAGATTATTCATAGCAGGCAACAGACTATTCACAGTAGATGGGTATTTGGCAAATGTGGCAAGCTGTTGTGCGCCTGATAACTGCACTTCATCACCCACAACACCTTCTTTTTGCAGCGCACTTGCTAGATCCATTGTTGCCTGGGCTGCCTGCTTACCAACACCCATTCTTGTTTTGTATATTTCAGTTAATTTGGTTTCTGCTGCACTTTGGATCTGATAAGCATCTAATGCTTTTTTAATGCCAAGGATAATTGGCACAGAAACTGCTGTGGCAATCGCACCGGCTTTGATCATACCGCCACCAATGGCCTGCATTTTGCTGCCTATTGCTGATGATATTTTAGTACCTGCAATATTGCCTGCCGCAGTGCCTTCACCACTCATCATGGTGGTTAATGCGCCCTTCATGCCCCTGGCAGAAGGCACTACTTGTACATATGCCTGCCCTAGTTCAGCCGCCATATTCTCTTACCTCTTCAGTTCTCTTTTTTCTTATTAAAAAAACTTTGCCTGTATCTTTCAAAATCATCAATGCCCATTGATACAGGTTTATCTTTATCTTCTACTTCAAGAAATTCAGATACTATTGATTTTGGCCTGTTTCTGCCCTTTTCAGCATCTTTTGTATTCATCCAAACAAGAATATTAACAGCATCTAATATCCTGGCTAGAATGATTGTATCTGTATTCCCTTTTACCTTATTGATTTTTCTGCCAATTCTTGTGTTTTCCCCTAAACCGGCAACAAGAGTGCCAAGCAATTTTGTTGGCACTCTTCTGTAATCATATATGTTGTAAACTTCTGCAAGATCGCAAATCACTGCGCTTTCATCTGTTGCCAACATGCCGGCAAGGGTAATCAGTTTTTTCCTGCTTCACCTGCACTGCTAATGATTTCTGAAATGGAATCAGCCACCGCATCTGCAGGCACTCTGCCTTGCTCGTTGCGCAGAAGATCATAAAGTTTCTGTTTGTTATCGCCTAAAACTTTATCAACAACATCAGAAACCCTTGTTGGATCTTTGCCCATGCTATCACGAATAGCATCTATCAATTCCATATCATTAAATACATCTTCATCAACAGTGTATTCGAAACCGTTTTTCAATTTACCCTTAATCACTTTTCAGCCTCCTTTTTAATTGCTATTCAGCAATATATTCCTTGTGTGTCCGCTTTCCTGTAAAAGGAAATGCCTGCAGCGTGATTTCATAGCCTGTGATTTCATCATTTTTATAGACGATATCACCAACTTCAGTAATCTTGCCCTTTGGCACAACAATCCTTTTCATCTTGCCATCACGTTCTGCAATATCAAACACCCACACTGCCTCTTCAGCTTCATCTGCTGTTGCATCAACAGTGATGCCATTTGTAAGATCGCCTGTTACATTATCCTCACCATATACCGCTTTAAGCACATCAACATTAGTGCTTTCAATCATGGTAAACTGGAATGTGTCCGGCTTTTCTGTCTGAAAAGTAATTACCACTTCACCTGCCCAATCTTTCCCTGTGTCAATTTCTGCACTGTTAGAATTGGTAAGGCCATCCTCGCTGATGTAACCCATTGAAACATAATCATTTGCCAATGCAGTTTCTGCATCAGTGGGCAAAGTAGTGCCGGCAGGCGCACGATAAACACCGCCATTAGCCTGGGGTATTCCTGTTGTAACATTTCCAACTGTGTTAGCCATGTTATCCCTCCTATTCCATGTGTGTTACAGAAAAAACAGCCTGATACCTGGGCTGTTTTGTTTCTGTATTAGTAAAATTGTATTCACCTTCTAAACTGCATCTAGAAATATTGTTTAATTCAATCATTCCTTCAATTGCAGTTTTCAATTCAGCACTTAATTGTGCCGCCTCTGCAAGTGTTGGCGCATAGGATTGAAAAGCAAAAGTGGATGTTGTTAAATGCTCTTCTTTTCTTTGCCCTGTTTTTTCAATCAGGCCAAATTTTGATGCAACATTTTTAGGCCGCATCAAATACCATTCAGCACTTGTTTTGTTCTTCAGGTAGTTAAAAATCGTATCTTCAATCATGATCCAATCACCTTCAAAAGTGTGTTGTTTTCATAGTTATCCCTTGATGCTTCAGGTGTATCAGGGTAAACATGTGCAACTGCTCTTCTGGAAAACTCATGCACAGCGCATGTATAGCCATCTCCTGCCGCCCTGGCTTTGTCTGCAGCATAATCATTCAGGATGCTCTGCATTTCTGATGATTTCAGCAATTCCTGGATGCCTTTGCTATTCAGCACGATCTTCACATTATTCATGGTGCATCACCATCACCTTCATATTCCATGCTGTTGGCACAAGCTCATCAATCCCTTTTGTGGGGATGCCAAAACTTTGCCAATCTTTATTATAGAATCTGATGTGCTTATTCTGCCAATCATGTTGATCGCCTTTAGGAATCGCCAAAGTGTATTCTGCTTTTCTGCCATACAGGTTATCAGCATCTAGGATTTCCTGCACTGAAGCAGGTGAAACCAACACATTTTCAACATCTACTGCCTGTTCTTCTACTATAGGTTCACCAAAACTATTCTTGCCGGTTTCTGTTTCATTGAATAATTGCACTGTAATGCCTAGCATCATTCATCACCCCTTGCAATTAGATCCTGCACAGGGCTGAATGATCCAATGTTATCAGAAATGCCTAGCAGTGTTTTGTTTGCCTTTGATAGATATAATTCTTGTGTGCCACCACCATTGCCAATTGTCCAACTTTGCGCATAGCCTAATGCAGACATGCTGCCCTGTGTCGCACCTACTGGCACACTGGCACTGCTACCATCACCCAATGCCCTAATCACCATGCTGCAAGATACAACCATTTTGGCTGAATCAGAGGCATTAGAATTGTATGCATCAATCAGTGCCGCCGCATCATCCAAAAGGTTATTTGCTACAGTGATTTCATCAGCACTTAATGATCTTGTAAGCCTGCCCTGCACATCTTGTATTGTTGCATAAGCCATGCCATGCCTCCTACTTCTTTTTCTTCTTTGTTGCCTTCTTTGGCTTTTTCTCTGTGGGCTCACCTGCAGAAGATTTGGCGGCAGGGGCAACTGTATGCCCTGCCGCTTTATACTCTTCTACACGATCATCCGCAACCCACATTGTATTACCAAATGTGGCATTGATCATCTTTACCATGCTAATCAGTAAGTTTATTGAAGGCTGCGACATTGGCACGGAAACCAACCTCGATTTCAGCCCTTACTGCAAACATATTCTGCTGGAAAAGATTGATTGAATCATTGCCTGATGTAAGTGTTGCATCAGCAGAATAGTCAACTCTAACACCTTCAACAGTGCCATACATAGCCTGTGTCCAATCGCCGGCAACACCAAGTGTGTTAGGTGTTCCTGCAACATATGCGCCTTTTGACAGTACAGTCTGCGCACCAAGCAGCATTGGCACAGTGCCTTCAGAAGGATTGGCAACAAACAGCGGTCTGCCCGTTGTATCTGTCGCAGCAAGCAGCGCACCCTGCCCCTGTGGTGAAACCGCAAAGCCATCAAGGATGAACCCATTGCTAGCAATATCAGCCTGCGCAGCAACAAGGCCTGCATATGTATCTGCGCCGCTCGTTCCAACAATATCCTGCGCTGTCGCAGATGCGAAAGTGTCAAAATTAGATCCAGGCGCATTGCCAGTTCCAAATACTGTTGCATCAAACGTCTGCGCAAGCGCACCCGGCAGGCGGCTCACAAGTGCATCATACAGGCTTGCCGCATCTCTTCTGAATTCATCAGAAAACGGCACAATAACTGCAAGCTTATATGCGCTCATAACCTTTTTATCAAGCCCAGGATTAGATACAGGTTTTTCGCTTGTTTCACTAACCCATGCGGCGGCAGGATCTGATGTGATCACAGGGATTTCAACCCCTCTGCCTGGCAGATTGATCTGTCTAGCAAGCTGCATAACAGCAGATGATTCCTGCGTTTTCTGCAGGATTTCCTGGCTTACTTCTGCCGGCAGCGAAATATTTGTTCTGTTAGTCGGTACTCCACTCATTTTAATTACTCCTTTGCTTGTGCATTAAACCAATCGGCAAACTGTTGTGCTGTGGTTCTTTTTGATGTTGTGGTAACTTCACCGGCATCCTTGACTTTTGGATATTCAGGCTGCGCAAATGCTTTGATTTTTTCAGCCTGTACCAAACAATCTTCTTTTGTTGACCCTGTCAACAATTCAGCCGGCACACCACTTTCTTTACTTACCTCTTCATGCATCTTCTGTAATTCAGCCGCACTTTTCAGTGCCTCTAATTCCTTTTGCAGGCTTGCATTCTTTTCCTGGGCTTTCTGCAACTCTGTTTTGTTTGCTTCTTCAGCCTCATCATATTTGGCGGCTTTTGCTTTCAGCTCATCATAATCCTTAAAGTCTGATACACGTTCTGCCACAATACGATTAACATCTGCCTGTGTAAAAGTTTTTTCTTCCCCTGATGCATTTTCTTCAGCATTAACTTCCTGATTTTCCTGGTTATCAGTATCCATTTCTATACCTCCTATAACTTCCACATTTAAGGCATGTGTTGCCAATAAAAAGGCAAGGCATAATTGCCTTGCCCCCACCTGCAAAGCCTGTCAGAATGTTCGGCTCGTAAAGAGCATTGTTTTGACGTTTCCCACTTGTCACAGAGTATTCACCCTGCTTCAACTCTTGTATGGTACGCATTGTTAAGAGGCGAACAAGAATCTTCCCTAACACATGCTGACTATTCGAAGCGGTCAGCGCACTTGCCTTACCCCCACCTGCTCGGCTCGCTTTCGTTGTCTACTCGCTTTCCCTCGTGCCACACTTCACGCATGGTCGCTCTTCCTGTTTATCAACACTTATTCTTCTTCTTGCTCCTTTCGCTCTCCATAACTGCAGTAATCGTTAGGTTTCATATCCTGCATTACTGGGTCGCCGTTCTTGTACCAACAATGACCTTGCGTGTTCATTTCTTCGCCATCAGTGTCATACCACTTACAGTCCTTGCATCGTACTACCTCGACTACATCAGCATCACTCGGAAACACTTTCTGCGATTCGGTACGGCACGCACAAGTCTTACAACTTTCATCTTCCATCGTCTCGCTCCTTTCATAATTGCCTTGCCTTGATAATCTGATTAAGCCAACAGCCTATTCTACATGGTATTCTTTATCAATCTTTTCCTTTTCCTGCATGTATTCCTGCAGATCAATTTTCAGGCCATGCTTTTCTGCAATTGTTTCCAAAGCCTTTCCGCCATGTGCAAGGGTAATTGCCTGATAGGCAGCCTCTTTGAATGTGCTAATAATAAATTCATCACATTCCTTTTTGGATGCCTCGCCATAAGTAAAACCTTTTTCAGTTTCACCAATAACGAGTTCACCATTCAGGGCATGCCTAATCTGTTCTTCATCCATTTTCATGGCATCCACAAGGCTTACACCATTACCATATCTGCCCATTTGTTTTGCCTCCTATAACTTATCAACATTGACTTCTTCAGCTTTACTGCTGTTTAGTTCTATCCTTTTAGCATATGCATCACGCTTTTGCGCATTTATAGCATCTTTGTTTTCCTTGTAAAACTGCCTGCGCATGTAATTGATACGCTGTTCAGGTGTATTGCCTTCTGCGCCATAGTACATATCCCTGTACTTTTCAGGATCATAGCCTGCAACATCTGTGCTTTCATTAAACCTGATTGCAAAAGTGCAATTGCAGTTATTGTGGATGTGTTCTGCATGATCGCCATTCATTTGATCCTGTGATGCAGGCATCCAACCCTGTGAAGCAAGTGTTAAACAAAATGCACATGTATCACCTGAAGGAATCCATGCCCATTCAGCACCATCCCTGATGGCATTCTGCATTGTTGTATCAACACCGGCTTGTTTCACTAACCTGCCCACAGCAGATCCTGTTACTTCATCTTTCAGGCTGAATAATCTTGCGCCATTCACCGCTTTTGCAGTTTCATTGTATGTTGCTGTTGGCGCAGGCACTGCAGGCGGCGCATTTGCCTTTGATAGGATCGCAACAGCATCATACATATCACAGGATGCTGCCGCCGCCCCTTCACCATACTTTGTGGCAACAGCATACGCATGATCAATAATCATTTTGTTTGCCTGCTCGCCACTAATGCCCCTTTTCCTGATGCTCTCTAAAAATTTCACCATATCATCAGATGCATCTGTATCTAATTTTGTTAGCACATTTATATATTTATTCCATGCGCCCCTTGTGATATTCATGCTTCAATTTCACTCATTACATCAGACAAAACCTGCTCGCCTCTTATGCGCTGCTCCTGGGCATCAATGCGCCTAATATCTGCCTGATCAAATCCGATCATTTCCAAAAATGTATCTGTTTGTGCAAATTCAGGCCTTGCGCTTGCAATCTTAATGGCCGCATCTGCAGTAACAGCCACAGAAGGCATTGCAGGATTTTTGAAATGCGCCACAACATCAAGCCCCTTGATGCTTTCATCATCAAGCGAAACATTGTTGATGATAGCCAAAGCCATCATGGCAATGGTTCTTAATGAATCACCATTGCTTTCATTCAGATCCTCTGCCATATTCACCAATGTTTGACTTTGCGCCAATATGGCATCTGATGATGTTGGATTGGCATCATTCACAACACCTGTATCTGTTACTGTTAACCCTGTTGCGGCACTGAATTGTGTTGCGAGCATGCGCATCATTTCAATGTGTGGCTGAATGTTGCCCTGTGGCAATTGTCCAAACTGCGGTTTCTCACCTGTTTCAGGATTAACAGTAGATGCAAGGATATTGCCAACATACTGTTTGAATTTCTGATTAACCACTGCATCATACTGCTTATCAGTAACACCAAGCAGATATTTCTGTGGTGCTGTAGAAAATTCAAGCCCTATTGTTGCATTGGCTACTGTCCTAACATATCCCTGAATAAGCCGCCTAATTGGTTCTTTCAGCCGGCTTTGCCCAAATGGCTTTGATGATGTTGGATTATAAATAATTGCCTCCATCAAAGGCCTGCCCATGATGTGCGGCTGTTTTTCTGCATTCCATATTTGCCCATCACGGCGCAAAACATAGATTGCATCATCAGTGTAATAATTGATGGTGCTAGGAATGAACACACTATTGTCATTGTTTGATGGCACTGTGTCTATAATCGCAAATCCACAATCAATTCTGCCCTTTTCGCCATTCCATAATGCCGCAGCACTCTGCGCACTGTGAAATCTAATCTTACAGCCAACAGTATCATCTGCAGATAGTGTTGCGAAACTGCATCCGATCTTCAGCTCATCCCTGCAGGCTTTGTTATATTCAGCAACCATATTATTGTTGATTACAAAATCAGTTAATGTATCAACTTCATTGCCATCTGATGCAACAAAACCATCAAACATGGATCTACTAGCGAGCACATCCACTGTTTTTGCGCCCCAGGCGCAACCCACTTCAAGCCCTCTGATGCACTGCGGCAAAGCAATGCCCAAATTCACTTCATTCAGGGTAATATGCCCTTCATAGTATCTATTTTTTTCAGCGTTCTTTGCGCTGTTGTTCTGATAAACACTGATAAGTTTCTGAAACCTGCCCAATTCATAATCATCAAGCCCATTGATGTTATTTGGTGAAATCAATAATTCCATACTTTTACCCAATCCTCATTTCCCTGTTTGGATCTCTTCTGCTTGTTTTTGCGCCCCATAAGGCAAGGGCAGATGCTTCAATTGGTGTTGGATTTTCACCGCCAAAGCCCCAACCGCCACCAATTTTTCTTTTTATGCTCGTTAAAGCACTATTGTTTAGCATTTCCTGCCCTTCAAACCATGTTAATTCATGGCCATTTATAGCATCAGTGAGTGTGCTCACTGCTGCAATCATATCTTTTACACCCGGCTTAATAACGCTGCCTTTCATTTGCCAAATATCTTTGATCTTATCAATCAGAACATCAACACCATTTCTGCCATCTATCACTACACATGATGCCTTTTCATAGCGAGCATTAAGCCAATCCGCAAGCCATTGCAAGCCCTGCCCTGTTGGCCGGGAATCAATCAATGAAATGCGAGCATGCCCACTTTCAGGAATCACTGCGCCGCATAGTGTAACTAATGCGCCATCACCGCTGAATTTTACACCAAAAGCAGTTTTGCCTTCTGGCTTATGCTCGTTTGATTTGCACATGCTCCATGCTTTTTCATTGATCGCAACATCCAATGTATGCTCTACTTTTGGAATCCACCAACCTAGCCTTTCCCTGGCAAAGGCATCAGCATCCATCTGTTCTACTTCACCTTCAATTGTTGTTTCCATGATGCGCCTGCCCAATGCAGGATTTGTGGCAACCCATCTTGCCCTGTCTGAAACATCACCTATTTCCTTTACAGAAAATTCAAGCCATGATGTGCTTTTTGTGCTCTTATCTAGTGCCTTATTCCTGATTGCCCTAAATACCAACCCTTCATCATCTGATGATGGTGGTGTGCCTAGATATATTGTTTGTGGATTCAATGAAGCAGATATTGCAGGCAGAAAAGATGCCTGCGCACTTGTATCAAGTTCCTGCGCCTCATCAAATATAAGCAGATCGCCATGCTGCCCTCTGCCGCCGTTCCTTGTCCTAGCAAGGAATTTCACCCTTGCACCATTCTTTAATATAATCTGCTCACGGCCTAAAGCAGTTTTGATTTCTTTGATGCGCCGGCGCAATTCTTTCCTGCTATCAAAATAATCCGCAATTTCTTCAAATGTTTCTGTTGCCGTTTTCTGCAGATGCGCAGTGTAAATCACCTTTTCCTTGCGCATGATCATGCCGGCTTCAATCCTGCCTTCAGCCAAACCGCTTTTGCCGTTCTGCCTGGCTACCGACATGCCGCAGGTTTTATTAAGCCATCTGCCATGATCATTCAGTGCCATCCAATCATTAAGTGCTTCAGCTTGCCAGGGATCTAGCACAAGGCCACCAATCTGCAACACCTTGAAAGCATCATTGCCATCAGTGAACTTATATTTTGGTGAAATTCTAACTGTTGGTGTTTGATTTCCCTGAAGCATATCTATCTGATAAGATTTCTGAAATTTCATCTGTGCAGTTTCCTGCATCTTCTAGCACCTCTATTTCATTGATTGTTTCCCTGTATTGTTTGGCAAGCTGTGCCAATGTTTTGTTATCATCATCCTTTTTGGCATCATTTATAGATCCTGCTAATACATCTGCAAGGGCTTTCAGTTTTTCAAGCCTTGTGCCTTTATTTTTCAATGTTTTCACCATTTCTGAAATTCCTTTGTGTGTAAATGGGCGCT